GCCGCGCCGGCCCGGGAACTGCCCGCAGGCAGCGGCGCCCGGTACGACGCGGCGTGGCTCGACCAGGCCATCGGGCAGGCCGAGAACCTGAGATCCGAGCATGCCGCCGGGCAGCTGTGGCGCGAGACCGCCGCCAAGGCCGGCGCCGGGGCGATCACCCCCGCCGACGCCGCCGCCCTCCAGGACCTGATCGGCACGCGCGTCACCGCGATCCGGCAGAACACATACGACCAGGCCATGTCGCTCCTGTCAGAGAACGAGCCGTGGCGGGACAAGATCGACGAGCTCGCCACCGCTGAGGACGCCGACCGGGCGGTCGCCGAGCTCGACGAGGCGGACCTGGACCGGCGGCGGGACCAGCGGGTCCGCCGCGCCATCACCGCCCTGGCCCGCCTCAAGGAGTGGCACAACGGCGACGAGGGGGACCAGTGACCGTCATCGACTATGACGCCGCGTGGGACGCCTGGGCTGATGCCGGGCATGAGGACTGCGGCGGCCACGAGTACCACCCCGGCGCCGGGATGGTGTCGTGCGCGTGCGGCGAGGTCATCCCCCTCCCGGACCACGAGGGCGCAGCGTGAACCCCCGGCCGCGGTGGGAGGTCCGGCTCGGCTGCGGCCACACCCGCCGCCACGACGGGTACCAGCCCCGGGAACGAACCTGGATGTCCTGCGGCCAGGCGGGGTGCCGGCGGCAGGCCGAGATCCTCCGCGTGACCCCCGTCCTGGCCGTGATGGTCCAGGACCCCCTATTCGACCGCGACGAGATAGCCGCATGACACCCACCGCAGAGGGGCGGGCACGCCTATGCCTCGCATCAGGAGCGTGAAACCCGAATTCTGGGACGACCGGAAACTCGCTAAACGCGCATCACGCGACGCCCGGCTGCTCTACATCGCGCTGTGGAATCTCGCCGACGAATGGGGGCGCCTCAACGGCGACCCGCAGTGGATCAAGGGCCAGGTGTTCTCCTACGACGACGACCTCGACGCCATCGGGATCGGGAAGCTCCTGGAGGAACTGGAGAACCCGGCGCTCGGCGCGGTCGTCTCCTACGAGGCCGACGGCGACCCGTACCTGTTCCTCCCGAAACTGGCCCGCCACCAGCGGCTTGAGCCGGACAAGGTGAAGAGCCGCCTGCCGGAGCCGCCCGCGTGGGCGGCCGGGCCGCGTGACCCGGAACCGACTCCGCCCGCACCCCCCGCCCCGCCATCCGAGCGACGCGCAGACACGTCCGGGCGGCGCGCAGACACATCCGGACCCGGCGTGAACTCAGACGAGCCGCACGCAATCTCGCCGGCGCTTCTTTATGTAGCAGGGAGCATGGAGCATGGAGCATGGAGCAGGTCCGTGCGCGCGCGCGCGGGGCCGGTCCCGAACGCGCCGGATCCGTGCCCAGCTGAGATCCCGGATGACTTCAACCCGTCCGATGCGATGCTCCGCTGGGCTAACGCCACGTACCCCGGTCTTGACCTGCACTTCGAAACGGACCAGTTCGTCCGCTACTGGCAGGCCGAAGGACGCCGGAAGAAATCCTGGGCGACCGCATGGCAGAAGTGGATCGCCGACTCCCACAAACGGCAGGCCCAGGACCGCTCCCGGGCATCGCCGCGGCGGGAAAGCGTGACCAACGCCCGCGTGGCCGAAGGCATGCGACTAGCCGCCCGATTCGCCGAAACCGAACGACAGGCACTACCGCCATGAACCGAACGACAGGCACTACCGCCATGAACCACTCTGACACCGCCAAGCTGCTGGCCTTCTGCGCCGCCTACGACCAGCGGACCATCGGCGAGGCCGACGTGCTGGCCTGGTCCGAGGCCCTCGACTCGCCGTGGGTGCCGGGCATCGACCTCGACGAGGCCCGCGAGGCCGTCGTGGCCTGGTACCGGGAGACGGCGCAGCGGATCACCGTCGCTGACGTCCTGAAGCGGGTGAAGACGTGGCGGGCGGAGCGGCTCGGCGGGGGGATCCCGGTGCGGAAGACGGGGACGTGGCCGCCGCCGGAGGAGTACCGGCAGATCCGGGCGGAGTGGGAGGCGGGCCCGCACCCGAACCGCGCCCGCCCCGAGGAGGCGTCGTGACCGGGGATTGCCTGTGCCTGGTGCTGGGCATCGAATGCTGCTGTGTCCGCCCCGGACCCGGCGGAGTCGGGTACCGGCCGCACGGCACCCTGGCCGCCGTCCGCCGCCACTACCGCCACGGCGAGCGCCCGTGCCGGGCCTGCAGGCAGGCCCAGGCCGCCGACAACGCCCGCCGCGGCCAGAACCGGCCGTCCCGGTCCAGGGCGGCGGTCGCAGCCCGGGAGCTCGCGGCGGAACAGGCGGAACAGGCCGCCCGCCGGGCGGTGCTCGCCGCGGCGCTCGCGGGAACCAGGCCGTACCGCCGCCGGGAGGCGGCGTGAGCAGGCCGGTGACCCGGCCCGGATGGTACCGCGCCGGGAAAGACGGCCTGGAGCTGGTCGCGTCCCTGGACGACCCGCCGCCCGAAGACGAACGGCCCGCCCTGGTCCGGGTCGAGCTCGACGACACGATGACCGAGGAGCCGCTGTGGTGAACCCGGGGAAACGACAGACCTCCCCGATACCGTGGAGATTCCCGCCAGGAAAGGTCCGACATGCAAGGAGGAGGTCCTGATGGACGACACTACCAGCCCCGCCCGCACCCGGGCATGGGCCGACATATGCGCCGAACGCGGACGGCAGGCCGCGAAGTGGGGCGGGCCGCACCGGCACGGCGCCGGGGACTGCTCATCCCCCGGCGTCCCCCTGTACGTGAAGCTCGCCGTGCTCGGCGAGGAATACGGGGAGGTGTGCCGGGCCGCGCTGGACTGGGACCCGGACCAGATGCGCACCGAGCTGGTGCAGCTGGCCGCGGTGGCGGTCGCGATCCTGGAAGGCGAACCGTCGTGACCGGGTACGCGGAGTTCCTCGCGTCCAAGCAGCGCCGCTCCGAACCCGCCGGGACGGTGATCGGCGAAGCCGACGTGCACCCCGCGCTGCACCCGTGGCAGCGGCAGGTCGTCGCGTGGGCCGTGAAGGCGGGCCGGTGCGCCCTGTGGGAGGACACCGGGCTCGGGAAGACGTGGCAGCAGCTGGAATTCGCCCGGCTGTCCGGCGGCCGGGCGCTGGTCATCGCCCCGCTGGCGGTGTGCCGGCAGACCGTCCGGGAAGCCGCGAAGATCGGCATCACCGCCCGGTACGCCCGGTCCGACGCCGCCGCGGACGGGCCGGGGATCTGGGTGACGAACTATGAGATGGCGCTCCGGTTCGACCCGGCCGCCCTCGATGCCGTGGTCCTGGACGAAGCCAGCATCCTGAAGCAGTCCGACGGGAAGACCCGGACCGCGCTCATCAAGCATTTCCGGGACGTGAAGTACCGGCTGGCGTGCACCGCGACGCCGGCGCCGAATGACATCGAGGAGCTGACGTCGCAGGCGGAGTTCCTCGGGGTGATGCCCCGGGCCGAGATGCTCGCCGCGTATTTCATCCATGACCAGGACGGGTGGCGGGTCAAGGGGCATGCGCGGCGGCCGATGTTCGCGTGGATGGCGTCGTGGGCGGTGGCGCTGCGCCGCCCGTCGGACATCGGCGGGGACGACGCGGGGTACCTGCTGCCGGGGTATGACATCACGAATCACCTGCTGCCGGTCGATGAGGTCCCCGACGGGCAGTTGTTCGCGGCGGACCTGGGCGGGGTCGGGGGGCGGGCGGCGGTCCGCAAGGCGACCCTGCGGGCCCGCTGCGAGCGGACGGCGGCCCTGGCGGCCGCGGAGCCGGGGGAGCCGTGGGTGCTGTGGTGCGGGCTGAACGCCGAGGCGGACCTGCTCGCGAGGCTGATCCCGGGGGCGGTGAACGTGCACGGGTCCCTGTCGCCGGAGGAGAAGGCTGACGCGCTGCTGGGGTTCGCCGACGGGGACATCCGGGTGCTGGTGTCCAAGCCGTCGATCTGCTCGTTCGGGATGAACTGGCCGCACTGCGCCCGCATGGTGTTCTGCGGCCTGTCCGACTCGTGGGAGGCGTTCTACCAGGCGATCCGCCGGTGCCACCGGTACGGCCAGTCACGGCGGGTCCAGGTGCACGTGGTGCTGTCCCAGCTGGAGGGGCAGATCGCGGCGAACGTGGCCCGCAAGGAACGTCAGGCGGGGCAGATGACCGGGGAGCTGGTGGCGGAGATGAAGGCCGCCGGGAAGCTGAGGATGCCATGACTGGATACGTGACGGATGACGGGTACGTGACCGACGACGCCGCAGGGGAGAACTGGCGGCTGATGCTCGGCGATTCGTGCGAGCGGCTCGCCGAGATCCCCGGCGGGTCGGTGCACCTGTCGGTCTACAGCCCGCCCTTCGATCAGTTGTACGTTTACAGTCCGACCGCGCGGGACCTGGGGAACTCCGCGGGCCGCGCCGAGTTCCTCGAGCATTACTCGTATGTCATCCGGGAGGTGCTGCGGGTCACGATGCCCGGCCGGGACACGTGCGTCCACGTCGCCGACGTGGCGACGACCAAGGCGGTGCACGGGTACATGGGGCTGACGGACTTCCCCGCTGACGTGACCCGCGCCTACCGCGACGCGGGGTGGACCTACTACGGGAAGATCACCGTGGACAAGGACCCGCAGGCCCAGGCGATCCGCACCAAGTCTCACGCGCTGATGTTCGTCACCAAGGAACGGGACGCGGCGTGGCTGCGGCCGGCGCTGGCGGATTACCTGCTGATCTTCAAGAAGCCGGGTGACAACCCGGTCCCGGTCAGGGGGGACGTGACGAACGAGGAGTGGATCGAGTGGGCCCGCCCGGTGTGGTACGGCATCCGGGAGACGAACACGCTGAACGCGCGGGTGGCGCGGGAGAACGAGGATGAGCGGCACATCGCGCCGTTGCAGCTGGATTTCATCGAGCGGTGCGTCCGGCTGTGGTCGAACCGGGGGGAGACGGTGCTGTCGCCGTTCGCCGGGATCGGGTCGGAGGTGTACACGGCGGTGAAGCTGGGCCGCCGCGGGATCGGGATTGAGCTGAAGGCGTCGTACTGGCGGACGGCGGCGGAGAACCTGCGGCGGCTGGATGAGGAGATGCGGCAGGACACCCTATTCGCCTGACGGCGGGTCCCGGTCTTGCCAGAGGGCCCAGAACACCCCGGTGGCGATCACCGCAGCGCACACGAGCGACAGGCCGTAGATCACGATCACGAGTCCTCCTCCGGGAGCGGGGCGTGCCGGTCCAGCCATGCGCGTACGGCGTCGAGGATGACGCGGCGGACGGGCAGCCCGGCGGCGGCGGCGTAGTCTTCGGTGCGCTGCCGGTCGGTTCCGAGGCGGAGGCTGAGCGGCTTCTCCCGGTGCCGGTCGGTCCCGGTCACCACGCGCCGGCCAGGAAGCATTCCGTGTCGCGGTCAACATGGTGATAGTCGTTATCGCCGATGCACCAGAACAGCGGCAGTCCGCAGTCATTGCAGCCAAGCAGTCCGTCGGGGGCCATGACCTGCTTATCGCTCAGATTGCCGTGCTCGTCGTATGGCAGGCCGTAGGGGCGCCCGCCGTTGTCGGGCAGTGAGCGATCGTGGGATCCGGGGGCGCACTGCGCGTGGTCGATGGTCATCAGAAGCTCTCAACGGAAGTGATGGTGACATGCTGGGTGAACAGCGTGCCGGGGATGCGGATGTTCAGGCCCTTGCCGTCGCTGCGGGGGCGGGCGTACACCTCGGTCCCGGCGGGCATCCGCCGGGTGGCCATGCACTGGCGGGTGGCGTGGTCGATGTAGCTGAACACGATCTCGCGGGTGGTCCGGCCGGTCAGGGTCTCGTTCATTTTCGGGTTCCTTCCCTATGTGGTAGCTCCACTATAACCCATGTGGAGCTACCACGTCAAACGGACATTACGGGACATTTCCCGCAGACTGTTTCCTGGGTCAGGACAATATTCCCGGCATGTTCCTCCAGGTCAGGGCACTGCACCCCCCGAAGTGGTGACCGGCAGTGGGTGCTACCGGCAGAAGTTTACGAAAAGTTGACGACAGGTTTACAGGTTCGGTGGCGGCATGTGACGTCACTTGTAGGCTGATGGCGTGCGCCCGTCGGAGCTGGAGCAGGTGGCCCGGACCCGGGCCGGGCTGACATCGGGTGACGCCCGCCGGGCCCGGGAGGCGGCGGGGGTGTCAGCCGCGGAAGTAGGGCGCGTGGTCGGGGTCAGCCGGATGGCGGTGTCGCACTGGGAACGGGGCGCGAAACGGCCCACGGACCGGCACGCCCTGGCGTACGGGCGGCTCCTGGCCGCCCTCGGGAACAGGGGAGGAGCATCATGACGGTACGGGCGTTCAGCTACGGCGGCGGATGGCAGTCCAACGCCGCCCTCGTCCTCGCTGCCGAAGGGCGCATTGATTACCGGCGGTTCGTGTTCTGCAACGTGGGCGAGGACTCGGAGAACCCCGGCACCCTGGCGTATGTCCGGGACTACGCCCGGCCCTATGCCGAAGCGAATGGCCTGGAATTCACCGAGCTCCGCAAGAAACGCCGCGACGGCAGCGCCGACACGATCCTGCAGTGGGTGCGCCGGTCGCAGCGGTCGGTCCCGATCCCGGTGCGGATGGCCAACGGCGCCCCCGGGAACCGGTCGTGCACCGCCGTGTTCAAGATCAGGCTGGTCGCCCGGTGGGCGCGGGAACAAGGCGCCACGGCGGCCGATCCGGCCGTGATCGGCATCGGGTTCACCGCCGATGAGATCGGACGGGTCGGCGGCAGGCCGGCCGAGACGGGGACCGTGAAGGATTACCCGCTGCTTGACCTGCGGCTGCGCCGCCAGGACATCCCGGCCATCCTGGCGCGGGCGGGGCTGCCGGTGCCGCCGAAGTCGGCGTGCTGGTTCTGCCCGGAGAAACGCCCGGCGCAATGGCAGGCCCAGCGGGAGGAACAGCCGGGCCTGTTCGCCGCGGCGGTCGCGCTGGAGGCCGAATGCACGGCGAAGCGGGCGGAGATGGGGAAAGACCCGGTGTTCTTCACATGGCTGGGGATGCCGCTGGATAAGGCGATCGCGGAGGGGACGATGGCGCTGTTCCCGTCCGGCGGGGATGACGGCGCGTGCGAGACGGGGTACTGCTTCACGTGAGGGAGCCCAGCCGGACGGATGTCACGCTGGCGGCGGCGGCGCTGGTGATCATCGTGGCCGCGATGGTGATCCTGGGCCTGGCCGGGTGCGGCAGCACGGCCAGCAGCACGGCCCCGGCCGCTACGACGGCGGGCGGGGCGAGCGCGGCCCCGGCGCTGTCCTCCCCCCTCGCCTCGACGCCGGCCCCGAAACAGGTCCACGACCCGAAGCACGTCACCGGGACCCTGGCCGGGATGCACTGCCAGTACCGCGGGAAGGAACCGGCCATCCTCCCGGATGCCGCCTGCACGCCGGGCGCGTACGACCCGCTGCTGACCGCGGCGGTCCTGTGCGCGCCCGGGTACACCACGCGGTCGTACCGGCCGCCGGTGTACCAGACGGCCCGGTTCGAGCTGGAGCAGGCCCTCCCCGCGTACGGGCTGGCCAACATACCGGGTTCGGCGTCCGAGCTCGACCACCTTATTCCCCTGGCTTTGGGCGGGGCGAACGACGCGTCCAACCTGTGGCCCGAGCTCGGCCCGGTGCCGAACCCTAAAGACAAGGTTGAGGTGAAGCTGCGGGCGTGGGTCTGCGCCGCGAAGGGCGCTGAGGCGGAGGGGCGGCTGGCGGGGGCGCGGCAGGCGATCGCCGGGGACTGGGTGACCGCCCTGGACGTGCTGGGGGTCACGGGACATTGACGCATGGCCGCCCGGCGGGGCGGGTGCCGCGGTGGGCGTGGGGCGCCGGCGCGGCACTCGGCGCGGCCGGGGTCGGGTGGGGTATCGCGTGGGCCGCGTACACCGTGTTCTCCCCCGTGGCGGTGCAGGTGGTGCCGGGCGCGGCGGTGACGTCGACGGTGACGGTGGCGGCGACCGCGACGCGGACGGTGACCGCCACCGCCACGGCGACGCGGACGGTGACAGTACCGGGGCCGGTGGTGTACCGGACGGTGGCGGTGCCCGGCCCGACCGTGGTCATAACCCGGGCAGTGCCGGGTCCTGCGGTCACGGTGACGGTGCCGGTGACGGTCACCGCGCCCGCCGCGACGGCACCCTGAACACGCGAAAAGGGGCCGGCCCTCGCGTATCTGCTGAGCAGGAGTCAGGCACGCGAGAGCCGGCCAGGCAAAGGGTAAAGCGTACGGCGGGGTTATGACATTTTCGGGGTTGCCGTCCCGCCCGGCCGCGTGTCCGCATCCGGGGCCGGGCGGGGCGGGGCATTAGGCACCTGGTAGACGCCGAGGCTGGAGGCGGCCAGGATCGCGAACGATACCCACAGGTTGCCGGTGCCCCAGTACTGGATGGCGAGGGTCAGCCCGGCCCCGATGATAGCGACCAGTAGCTTGCGGTGTCCGGCGATCCACGCGGTGACGGCGGTCATGCCCGGGTCCACTGCTGGTCGTTGGACCACGCCCACCACGCCCCCGGTGTCACGGTGCGTTCTTTCCCCGCCTCGGGGCGGGCCCACCCGACCCGGGCGTACAGCATCGCCGCCAGCGACGAGCAGACGACGTGGCCTGGGAGAACGTCATGCTTGGTCGGCCACCGCCACAGCGGGTCAATGGCCTCCGCGAGGTTCTCAAGGTGGCACGCGCGGAGCGCATCCTCGCCTATGCCGCCCAGCCAGTCATAGGAAATGCCGAGGGACTGGGCGCAGGATCCGAGGAAGGTGTGCAGGGCCTGTTCTCCGCCGGGCCGCGGCTGGCCGTGGTTGGTGCGGGTGCGGGTGTCGGTGAGCCAGTGGGTGCAGTCCACCGGGCCGACGCCCCCCGGGCGGCCCTCGATCCCGATCCACCGTTTCCGCTGGTCCTGCTCCGTGATCACGGCCACGTGATTAGCGACTCCCGGGCGGCCGCGGAGCACTTCACCGACCCGGATAAGGGTCCCGGCAACGCTGTTGGAGCTCCACACGGCGAGGATGTCACCGGGCGCGGCGGGCAGTGGCACCGCCACCCTAGTCCATCCACAGGGACGCGCCGGCGGGCAGCTTCGCCGTGCGCAGGTCCCCGCCGGTCACGTACGCGGCCAGCACCGGGTCATAAAACCCGTAACGGGTGGCGGTCATCCGCAGCACCGACGCGGCCGTGTACCCCAGGCTCCCCGCGAGGGCGGTCAGGGACATCTCCCCGTGAGTGGTCCACTGCCCGTGATACGGCTTCCCCGGGGCGGCGGGTCCGGGGTGCGGGTCCGGGGGGGCGGCGGGGGTCTTGTCGAGCGCCGCCCAGGTCTGCGGGCCGACCACCCCGTCGGCGGTCAGGCGGTGCGCGGCCTGGAAGTCGCGGGCTTCCTTGGTGGTGAGGGCACCGAACGCGGCGTCGACGGTGAGCGCGGGGGCGGCGCCGTGCAGGTTCAGCTTGCCTTGCGCCTTGGACACGGCGGGGCCGGCGTCGCCCTGCCGGACGGTGGGCTCGGCGCCGTCCGCGGGGGGGCCGGGCGGGGGTGCCCCGCCGGCGGCCAGGGCCTTGAACTGGTCCAGGGTCCCCTTGAACGCGTTGAAGTCGACGAGCTGCCCGTTAAAACTGTGCTTGTCGGTCCACTGCCAGATGCGGGGGGCGCTGCCTCCGTACGGGAGCCACCCCGCGCCGTTCGACGCGTCGGTGTAGGACGTGTACGCGGAGGACCAGAGGGCCATGCGCCGGTGGGTGAACGGGGACAGGTTCGGGGACCCGATCTGCTGCCAGTACCAGTTCGGGAAGTACAGCAGCGCGCAGACCCCGCCGCCGGCCCGGTAGGCGTCGATGAACTGCTGCGCGTCCGCCATCCCCGGCCGTGAACTGCCGGCGGGTTCCCAGTCGAGCATCAGGGGAGTCGCCCCGGCGCGGCCGTGGGCGAAGGCGGCCTGCGCCGCTGGCCGGCCGGCGTGCAGGAAGTGGTAGTAGGTGACGTATGCGCCGGCTTCGCGGGCGGCTTTGGCCTGCGCCTGGTACCAGCTGGAGACCCACCCGGTGCCTTCGGTGATCTTGATGCACACGATCGGGGCGCCGGCCAGGCTGATGTTCCCCTGGAACGCGGAAATGTCGGGGAAGTGCAGGGTCACGGCGGGGTCCTCCGGTCAGGGGTTCGGGCAGCCGGCCAGGCGGGGGGGGATCACCAGGGGGACGTGGGCGCCGGCGGCGTTCAGCCGGATCTGCCTGTTGTTCAGGCACACGTCCTGCTGGACCTGCCGGACGGTGGACAGGCCCTCCCAGGACCACCAGGCCGCCCCGGCGATCGCGGCGCCGATGACCAGCGCGCAGGCCAGCGCGGCGATCAGCCCTGCAAGATGCGGTGCAGGATGATCCCGGCGGCCAGGACGATGACCGGGAGGGCGAGGCCGGACAGGATGGTCAGCGTGATGGTCCACGCCCGGTCCCTCCTGTGCGCGGCGGTGCCCTCGAGCGCGGCGACCCGGGCGGCGAGGGCCTGGTGCTCGGCTTGCCACCGGCCGAAGGTGACCGGTTCGTCGTCCTCCGCCACCGGGCACCCCTCCTGGGGGGTCAGGCGATGCGGGTCGCGATGATGCAGGACCCGGCGAGCATCCTGGTGGCGGTCGCGCTGGACGTGTTCTGCGCCCATTGCATCTGCAGCGTCCCGCCCGTCCCGGCGGTGGTCAGCAGCCACATGGCGCGGAACCCGGCGTTGGTGCCGGTGCCGAGTGCCCCGCCGCCGAACGTGCTGCCGCCGCCGCCGGAGGTGTTGTCGTCGGTGTACAGCGTCGCGGCGGTCGTCAGCCCGGTCGACATGATGCTGAGCATGGTCGCGCCGGCCGGGACCGTCCACGCGCCCTGCATGTCCCCGCCGGTGGCGCCGTCGTAGTTGAGGATCTGGTCGATCAGGTAGACGGCGCTGGCGTCGACCTGGATGGACAGCTGGTTGTCGTTGACCGGCGTGATGTTGCTGGTGACGGACTGGGTGGTGGTGCGGTACGCGGCGCGCGGCACGAACCAGGAGTTGACGTCGGCGGAGGCGAGGACCTGCCCGGTCGACCAGGTGGGGATCGGCATGTACCGCCTCCGCTAGAAGGTGAGCGCGTTCTCGTCGAGCTGCCCGAGCACCGGGTGGTCCAGGGTCAGGAAACTGCCGTACTTGGCGGCGTCCTGCAGCGTCCACGTCGTCGCCCAGGTCCCGGCGGCGCAGTCGAACGCGTGGGCGATCCCGCGGATGAACACGTCCTTGACGATCGGGGAGGCGACGCCGGGGGGCCGGTGCCACACCTGGATCCGGTCGCCGATCTCCCGGCCCAGCACCTGCGGCCACAGGCTGGCGGGGTCGCGGAGCGGGTTGACGGTGATCTGGTCGAGCCGGTCCTCGGGGGTCTTGGAGATGTACAGGACCCACTGCGCCCAGTTCAGCACGGTCGGGTCGTCGGTCAGGATCAGGTCGCTTCTGGTGTAGGAGCGGGGGAACAGGTACGCGGTGATCGACGCGGCGTCGGTGACCTGCTGGACGGCGGTGCCGCCGGCGCGGGTGGCCTGGATGTCGTTGGCCAGGGTGGTGTCGTCCCGGGCGCGGGGCAGCAGCTGGTAGGGCCGTTCGGTCCCGGCCGGCTCGGCGGTGCCGGGCGCGTCGCCGAACACGGCCTGGGGGGTGGCGGACCGGGGGGCGGTCATGATCGCCTTGCGGTTCCGGAACGTGACCCGCCCGGCGCCGTCGATGTACAGCTCGCCGATTTCCGCGTCGGCGGTGGCCTGCATCAGGTTCCACGCCGTGTCCCCCCCCGTGTACGCCTGCACGGTCGAGTCGCCGGGGGCGATGTTCCGCTGGTCGCCGCTGGTGTACCAGGACGCGGCGGTCAGGATCCGGGTGATGCGCGTCCCGGTGGCCTCCCCGGCGCCCACGGCGGCGACCGCGGGGAGGGTGATCGCGGCGAGTATTTTCTGCGCGTCGGTGGCGGTGATGCCGGTCTCGGCCCAGCCGGGGCCGCGGTTGGTGCCATCGTCGGTCCACGCGTCGGCGAACCCGGAGAACAGCGGCCAGGTGATGTTAGACCAGACGGCGCGGAGCCGGACGGGGACCATCGGGTTCAGGGCGCCGTACCAGGGGCCGCCGGTGTTGTCGGGGTCGAACCGGCCGTCGGCGGACCCGCAGGTGACGGTGAGGGCGGCGGGGCTGTAGGACCACAGGGGGCCCTGCTGCCGGTTCGCGGGGCGGGTCACTGACCCGGACCGCAGCCACGCGGTCATCCCGGTCCAGACGTTGCCGGTGCCGAGGGTGTCGTTGTCGAGCTGCCCGAATGCCGGGTCGTCGAGGGTGAACGCGCCGGACTGGACGGGCGGCCCGGCGGAGAACCCGGCCTCGAGGATGAGCTGGGGCCATCCCGGCGGCGCCACCGCAACCCCTCTCTTTTCTGGTTAGGCGGCGCTGGCGGAGCGGCGCAGCGCGTAGGTGAGCCGCCCGGTGCGGGCGAGCCGGTCCACCGCGCCGGCCAGCCACGTGTCGACCTCGGCGCGGGACCCGATGACACCCCGGTTTTCCACCACGATGGTCACCGTCCCGGTCCCGGCGGCGCGGGGGATGACCTGTTCCCCGCCGCGGAACCGGACCAGTTCCGGGCCGGCTTCGCCGACGACGGCCCACCCGGGCCGGGCCGACGGGGTGCCGCCCGCATACCAGTTGTGGGCGACCTCATGCGCCCACGCCGCGTTAGGGGACCCGTACCGCGAAGCGATGTAGTTGTCCATGGCGGTGAGCTGCCCCAGCGCGGTGTTCGGGTCCCCGCCGTACTGGAAATACTCGGATGGGCCGTTGATGAACTGCGCCAGGCCATACGCGCCGCTGGACGGGTTCCGGGCGGTCATCGACCACCCGGCTTCCCGGTTTTCCAGGGAGTTGAACGACGGCCACTGGTTCGCCCAGCCGTACTGGGCCAGGAGCGTGAACGCGAGCTCCTTCAGCTTGCTGGTCCCGGGGCCGGGTCCGGCGGCGCCGCCGCCGGGGACGTTGAATCCCTGCGGGGGGATGCCGTAGCCGGCGTCGTCGCCCATGTGCAGGGCGGAGATGGTGGTGCCCCAGGCGCGGCCGAGGGCGGACAGCAGTTTCCCGCCGGTGGTGACGAATCCGACGTGGTGGGCGGGGAAGCCGTAGAAGGCGAGGGCGCCGGGGACGGGGCCGGACGGCTTGGCCCATTGCTGGAATCCGGCGGCGGTGGTGCGCCCGCGGAACATCCCCATGTGATCCAGGACGTAGGAGACGAACCCGGAGCAGTCCCACCCTGCCGTGGTGGACCCGCCCCACACGTAGGGGACCTTGTGGAGGTACTGCATGGCGTAGTTCAGGACCGCCAGGCCCGAGTTCGACAGGAGCTGCTTGAACTGCTTGAGGATGCCGGCGGAGGCGGTGGTCATCCATGACTGCTCGGTGGCGGCCATGGCCTTCCCGACGGTGGCGGGGAGGGCGGCGGACTGCCGGGTCAGCCCGGCGATGCCGCCGGCGGCGAACCCTGGAAGGCGGCCGCGGAGGTGGTCGACCGCGCCGCCGGCGACCATCTTGGCGGGGACGACGACCTCGCCCTTGGACAGCATCGCGGGCACGTCATCGGCGACCGGCCCGGACCCCATCTTGACCAGGCCGCCGCGGGCGAGGCGGGACAGCATGATGGTCTTGGGGACCATGCCGGTGGCGGCGAGTTTCACCCCGCCGGATCCGGACCCGGACACGTTCACGTTGATCGACTTGCCGTGCAGCCCGGAGATGGTCCCCTGCAGGCCCTGCGTCTGCGCGTCGACGGAGCGGATCTTGGATTGCAGCGGGCCGAGGTTCCCGGTGCGGAACGTGTCTGCGTGCCGCCCCCCGGCGGCCAGCGGCGCCGGGTTCGCGATGGTCCCCTGCATGATCGCGGTCTGGTGGCTGATCGCGTCGATCCTGGATTGCAGCGGGGCCAGGTGGGCGGTGCGCAGCGTGTCGGCGTGGGTCCCCCCGGCGGCCAGCGGCGCCGGGTTCGCGATGACCCCCTGCATGATCCCGGTCTGGTGGCTGACCGAGTCAACCTTGGAGCCGAGCGGCCCCAGGTGGCCGATGCGGAACGCGTCGGCGTGCGCCCCGGCGGAGGTCAGCGCGCTGTTCAGCCTGACCTGCGCGAGGCTGGCGAACTCGCCGACCTTGGCGCGGGCAACGTCGGTGGCCGATGTGAAGTTCTCCGCGACCTGCGTGCCGATCAGCTTGCTGGCGTTGGCCATGCCCCTGAACCGGTCCTGCCACTGCCCGGTTGATGGGCCGCCGAACTTGCTGGCGATGGCGCCGCGCACGTCGTCTTCCCAGGACAGCAGCGGATGCCGGACCTTATCGACGATCAGGTTGGCCCACCCGGACGCGGACTGGGCGATGAACCCGAGCGACCCGAAGGAGAACCAGTTCGGGATGTCCCGGACGATCCCCTTGAACCCGGATTGCATGTCCTGCCGGACCTTCAGGACGATCCCGCCCGCGATGCCCGCGCCGGCTGCGGCGATGACGCCGGGGCTCATCCCCAGCCGGGCAAGCAGCCCGCCGCCGGTCCCGGCCGCAGCCCCGCCGGCCAGCCCCCCGCCCGCCCCGCCGGCCAGCCCCCCGCCGGCCATCGCGGCGCGGATCTCCGCCGCCGCCGCAGCACCGCCGGTGGCGAACGCGGCGCGGATCTCCGTGGCTGCGGCGGCGCCGCCGCCGATGCTGAGCGCCCCGCCGGTCAGGAGCTTCGCGGCGGTGCCGGCCAGCTGGACGCCGACCTTGATCACGCCGGTCTTGGACAGCAGCAGCAGGGCACCCAGGGTCTCCTGCACCGACTTAGGCAGGGTCGCGACGAACCCGAAGAAATCGGTCAGGGCCTTCAGCTCGAGCTGCCCGGCGCCGGCCAGGCCCGGTGCCAGCTTCCCCATCAACGTGGCCAGGTTCTTCAGCAGGTCGCCGAGCGTCTTCCCGTTGGCGTGCACGTACTCCAGGAACGAGCCGACGTCGGCACGGGCGGACTTGGACGCGGACCAGCGCGCGAACGCGCCGCCCCACTGGTCCAGGTAGGTGGCGAACGCCCCGAAGTCGACATTATGGGCGCCGAGGAGCCGGCCCAGGTTCGCGACGCCCCTCACGAAATCGGTGAGGAACACGCCGATCGCGGAGAGCTGGTTCGCGGAGAACTGGCCGAGCGCCGTCGCGATCCGCCGGATCTCATCCGACCCGGTCTTTGACTTGAAGTACCGGTCGACCGATTCGCCCCACGACTTGAACAGGTCGGCGACCGGCTGGACCAGCGGGCGGAGGTAGCCGATGCCGCGGCGTACCGCGTCGAGCCACGGGACCAGGACCGGCGCGGCGACCGCCCGGGACGTGGCCGCCCAGGAGTCCTTGATCTGCCCGGTCAGCCCGATGATCTGCTGCTCGGCGCCGGCCTGGGTCTTGAGCTGGGCGATCTCAGCCTTGATCGTGGCGATGCGCCGGTCGGCGGTGGCGGCCTGCGCCTTGGTGGTGGCCTGCTGCCGGGCCTGTTCCGCCTTCCCGAGCTGCGCCTGCAGGGTAGCGAGTTTCTTGGCGTCGTCCCCGGCGTGGGTCAGGACGGTCTTGGCCATCGCGCCGAACAGGCCGGCGCCGGTCAGCGCGGCGCCGAACGACACGCCGACCGCGGCGACCGCGCCGGCCAGGCCGGCCGCGACGGGGATCAGCGTCGGGGACAGCGCGGCGGCGAACCCGAGTCCGGTCCCGGACCCGGCCGCGGCGCGGAGGTCCTTCATCTGCCGTGCGTGCTCTTTGGCCTGCGCGGCGGCGGCCTTGTTCGCGGCGGCGGCTTCCAGGGCGGCGCGGGCCTGTTCCCGCTCGTTGGCCGCGGCCTTGTCCGCCGCGCCGGACAGCTCGAACTCCGCGTCGCGGAGGATGTCATCGGCCTTGGCCATGGCCAGCGACGCGCCGGCGGATGCGGACGCGGCGCGGCGCTGCTTTTCCAGCGCGTCGGCGCACAGCCGGGCACCCCGGGACGCCAGGACGGAGGTGTCCGCGACCTTGCCCATGTCGCGGGCGAGCCGGTCCGCGCCGGTCGACCCGAACTTGAACGTCAGCTCGGCCGCCACGGTGTCACCTCCCGGCGGCCCGCGCGTCAACCACGTGCGCCACGTCCCGCAGCGCGGCCTCCAGCCTCGCCTCGACTTCCGGGCCTGCCTCGATGCACGGCCGGGTGAAGAATCCCGGCGTGACGCCCTTGGTCTGCTTCACCCACCGGGACCGGTCCCCGAACACGGGATGTTCCAGCAGGCCGCCGTCGAGCCGCTTGTACCGGCGGCGCCCGCGGCCCCGGCGGCCTGCTCCCGCCCCGGTGGTCCGCGCGAAGATCGACACGCCCGGGTCCCGCCCGGTGGTGGACACGGAGACGGGCAGGTCCAGGTCGGACGCGACGGTGGCGGCGTACCCGCCCCGGCGGGGCAGGTAGTCCTCCAGGCCGTCGCGGATCCAGGCCTGGGCCGGTTCCACGCCGTCGCGCATCGCCCGGGTCAGGTCGCGGAACAGCACCCCGTCGGCCTGCCGGCGCAGCTCCCGCGCGACCGACTCCAGCTCCGACGCGTAATCACCCGCCACCGTCAGCCCTCTCCTCCAGGTACGAAATCAGCGCGTCGAACTCGCCGGTGGACAGCAGCCCGATCTCCCAGGGCCTCACATGGAAGACTTCCGCGAACGCCCCGGCGTAGCGGGCGGCGTCGTAGCCGTGCCAGCCGGGTCCGGGGACCCGGCGGGGATCGTAGGGCCCGCCCCATCCCCTCCCGCCGCGGTTTCGGTTTCGGCGGCGGCGGCCAGGCTGGTGATGAACTCCCCGAAATCAAAATCAGCGGTGCCGTCCAGGATCGCCGACAGGGGGATGTCGCGGCCGTCGCGCCGCCAGATCACCCACGCCAGCACGCACAGCGCCTCCGCGCTGCCTGCGGCCAGCTCGGTTTCCCATTCGGCGTACCGCCGGCCCCACGCCTTCTCGATCGCCAGCGCCTCGCTCATGGGCTTGCGCGCGCCGTCGTACTCGAACACCTCGCCGGCGAGGGTGACCTTCATCAGGAGTTGAGCCCGCCGAACGGCGTGTACCGCTGGATCTGCGACCCCGCGTTCCAGCTGGATTTCACGTTGATCGGCCCGCCGATCGCGCCGTCAAAGGAGATGTCCGCGATGACGGTACCGAAGAAGTAGACGTTGGGCTGTGCACTGATGTTGGGGTAGAGGTAGAACGACCTCGGCAGCCCGTCGGTGGCGGCCTTGTACGTCTGCGACGTCGCGTCGTCTGCGAAGCCGGCGAAGTCTCCTGATGCGTCTGGGAGTCCTGCGACGTAGACGTGCACGGGGTCGCCGAACGCGGTGACGTCCTGTTTGTCGGTGACCATGTTCATGGTCCAGGACGCCATGTAGGCGATGGGGGAGGCTGCCGCGCCCTGCGTGGCACCGACGTAGATTTGCGCGTTGCGCCCGTGGGACCTGGCCATCTGCGGCCTGCCTTCCTTGTTAGGTGTCGAGCAACTGGAGGAGCTGCCTGGCGTTTGCGGTGAACGTGCGGTCTGCGATCGCCGCGCGGGCGGCGGCGGCGGCCTGCTCCCGGGCGTCCGGGTGGGCCAGCGCCCACCGCAGCAGGTCCGACGCCTCCCCCGGCGTGGTGTAGGACGGCAGCATGGGGAACAGGACGTCGGATTCGGGGCGGGGATCGCGCAGGAAGTAGGTGCCGCACGCGGCGAGCTCGATCTCCCGGGGCCCGCACGCCCAGCCCTCCCCCGTGTGGGCGTCCTCGGCTTCGCGGCGGTAGAAGTTCAGGCTGACCCGGGTGTCGCGGTAGATGCCCGCCGTGTCGGTGTTGTCGACGCAGCCGTCGAGGTCGTGCGCGGTCCAGTCCCGCAGCGGGGAATCTTCGGGGAGGTCGAGCCACGGGCCGGCCAGGTGCACGTCCAGCCCCGCCAGGTCCATGCCCTCGAAGAACGCCACCCGGCTGGGGAACCCGGTGCCGATGAACGCGAAGTCCCACTTCCGCGCCGCCCCGCCCGCCGCCGGGTAGTGGACGGAAGGCCGGTAGGCGTGCGGGGCGTACACGGCCGGGACGCCGAGCGCCTCGTAGGCGGCGATGTTCACCGGGTCGTTGAGCAGGTTCACGTCGGCGTGGGCGGCCCGCTCCAGCTGCTCGTTATCTTGGTAGGGGCATTCGGTGTGCAGCAGCACCACTTTCATCCGCCGGCCCCGGAGCACGTCCAGGAGATAGGTGGGGTACCAGAACGCGGAGACCAGCAGCACCACGTCGGGCCAGCACAGCAGCGCCGGGCGGCATATCTCGTGGGCGGCGGTTTCCAGCGCGGTCCGCCGGTCCAGTGCCTTGCGGAACGCGGGGCGTCCCTGGTCGTCGTACGTGCCGGTCTCGGTGAACGCCCCGTCGTAGAAGGAGATCCGGTCGCCGAGGTTGAACGTGTACACGTCCTGCCCGAGCTCGCGGAGGGCCTCGGTCCACCCGGTGAACAGGTCGTGGACGGAGAAGTGGGGTCCGGGATGCCCGATCAGCCAGCGCATTACACTCCCTTGGTATGGACAGGCGATGGCTAGTGCTGATCGCGTTCCCGGTGTTGCTGTTCTGCGTGCTGCTGCCGCTGGCGATTGCGTGGGGCCAGCCGGGTTAGCCCCAGGGGGCGGAGTAGGCGACCCGGTACACGGCCATGACGACCACCCCTGCGGCGGCCTGCCGGTACACCCAGCGGCCGTCCGCCGTCCCGTCGAACGTCAGATGCGGCGGGCGGGCATTCAGGGCGGCGTCCTCCGCCGCGGCCAGCAGCACGGCGGCGCGGGCGCGGCGGCCGGCGGTGTCGGCCGGGTCGCCGGTCTGCGACACGATCAGGCACTGCACCGTCCCGTACTCGTCCATCCCGGTGGTGGAGTCGGCCCACTGCTGGGTGTAGGCGCCGGCGGTCGTGGTGGCCTGCAGCGACCCGTCGGGGGCGGTGGTGCCGTCGTGGCCGACGACGATGAAGTCCAGGTCGGCGGCGGCGGTGATCTGCGCGCCGTCGTAGACGGGGACGCCGGCCAGGGCGGGCGCGGCGGTGTAGGCGGCGAGGAGGGCGGTCACCGCGTCGGCCCACCGGGTGACGCTCATGGCGGCAGCTGCGTGTCGCAGGTCCGGCAGAGCTGCGCGACCACCTGCCCGGATACGGACTCGACCGGGACCAGTACGGTATGCCTGCACGGCCCCCTGATGTAGCGGGGACCGGGGTCGCCTATCGCGGTGACCTCAATCCAGTCCCATCGCGGGTCCATCTGAGGGGTCATACGTACGCCTCCGTGACGAACGGGATGCCGTTCAGTGACCCGTTGAGGAGCTCGGCGGCGCGGTGGGGGATGGCGAACCCGAACCCCGGCACCGCCACCGTCTCCTCGGAGCCCATGGGGAGGGACGCGGGGCCGCGCTGGGTGGCCCACATGTGATCCAGCACGATCCGGGCGAACGCGTTGAACGCGGCGGGGACCGCGGTGCCCCACCCGGCCGTGTAGACGACGGTGAACCACGGCCCGGCGGCGTAGAACGGCAGGTTCAGGGCCCGCCGGATGACCCCGGCGTTGACGTCGATCTTCAGGTCGCCCAGGGACAGGGCGGCGCCGGTGTCGGGGGTGACCGACGTGACCGCCACCACCGGGCGCTGCCGCAGGCACAGGGCCGTGTACCCGGCGGTCGCCTCGGCCCGCTCGGTCACCGGGCGGGTGATGACCGGCCCCCCGGTGTACCGCTCCAGCGACGTCTGGATCGACGCGATCCACCCGGCGATCTCCGCGTCGTACGTGACCGTGGCCTGCGGGATATTCAACATGTCCTTGCCGTCGGCCAGCGACAGGACGGTGACCTCGAACGGGTCGAAGACATCGAAGGTGCCGGCGACGACGCCGGGCGCGGATCCGGTGGCGGTCCACGCCCAGGCGTAGTGCCCCGTCTGGGTGAGGTCGGTGGCGGGGAGGTCCTGGTGGTACTGGCCGGTGGAGTCGTGCGCGGGGGCGGGGTATGCCTGCTGGGTGCCGTCGGGCCTGGCCAGGGTGAGGGTGAGGGTAGAGGGGTCGGCCAGGACGCCGGACAGGTCCCGGATGGTGGCGGATACCCGCACCGGCTGCCCGAGGGGATAGCGTGCCACCCGGGCCTCCCTAGGGTGCGGTTGCGGTGGTGAGCGCGGCGCGCGCCGCAGTGGTGGCGGTGAGCGTCCCGGTGGCCCGGTCGGCCCCGGCCAGCCCGCTGGTGGCGGCGGCGGCGGTGAGCGTGGCGGCGGGACGGCTGGCGGCGGTCAGGGCGGCGGAGGCCAGCGCGGCGGTCAGGACGCCGACGGGGACCTGCGGCGCGACCAGGGTCGACACGCCCGCGGCGGCGGGGGCCGGGGCGAGGACGGCGATCCCCGCTTTGCCGGCCGGGGCGGTCCCGGCGGCGGCGGCCAGCCCGGCGAGCGATCCGGGGCCGGCCCTGGCCTGGCCGGCGGCGGCGAGGCTGGCGGGGATCCCGGCGGTGGCGGCACCGGACCCGGTTACCGCAGCCGGCGGGGCGGTCCCCGTGGCGGCGGGGACCGGGGCGTTGATGGTGATGCCGCTGCTGGTCGTGACCTGCGGGGCCGGGGCTACGGCGGCGGCTGGGGGGGCCGGGGCGGTGATGACGAGCCCGGTGGTGACCTGCGCGGCCGGCGCCGTGGCGGCGGCGGCGGGGACGCCGGCGCGGACGGCGGTCCCGGGGACCGGCGCGGGAGCGGCGCCGGCTGTAGCCGGGGCGCTGGCGGGGATGCCCGCGGCGGGGGCTGGCTGGGCCGTGACGCCCGCCGTAGCCGGGACCCCGGCGGTGGCCGTGCCGGACGGCGCGGGGGCCGTGACGGTGCCACCAGCCGCCGCGGCGGCCGGTTTAGCGGCGATCCCCGCGGTTGCCGCGGGCGCGGTACCGGCGGCGGCCGGGATGCCCGCGGTGACGCCGGTCCCGGTGACGACCGCGGGTGCCGGGGCGGTGCCCGCGGCGGCGGGGACACCCGGCAGGACCGCGGCGGCCGGGACCGGGCCGGGCACGCCGCCGGCGGCGGCGGGCGCGGCCGGCAGGGGCCGGGCTGATAGCGCGGGGCCGGGCGCGGTGCCCGCGGAGGCCGGGACGCCGGGCGCGACCGAGAGCGCGGCGGCGGGTGGCGTGACCGTGCCCGCCGCGGACGGGATCCCGGGCAGGACCGAGACGGCAACGGCAGGCTGGAGGGCCGTCCCCGCACAGGTGACCGGCGGGGCGGTGAGGGTCAGGCCGCCGCCCACCGACGGCGCCGGCGCAATGCCGGCCGATGCGGGTATCCCCGCTAGGATGCCGGGTGCTGCTACGGGGGCGGGGGCCGTGCCCGCGGCCTGTGCGGCGGGTGCGCCGCGGCCCTGGCCGGGTGGCGTGGCCGTGCCTGCTGCGGCCGGGGCGCCGGGCAGCGCTGACGGCGCGGGGACCGGGGCCGTCACGGTCCCCGCGACGGCCGGGACACCGGGCAGGACGGCGGCGACCGGAACCGGGCCGGGCGCGGTACCCGCAGCCGCGGGGATGCCCGCAG